CATTCTCCTTTTCTATTTTTCCCAAGGGGTCTATAATATTCCACCGGGTGCCCACCATCAGTTCCCTGGCACCATCATTCTTACGGTCAACCATTTTGTTGAGGTATTCCTGATAGGTATTTTCCATACGGATAGGATTTAGAGAATGCTCACGGTCGCGGATAAGGTCATCGACATATAAATATCCATCTGCTGATACATCAACAGCTCCCGTCCATGTCCCATCAATTCCACGGCACGTAATAGTGGCAAAACGGTCAGGCTCATCCAGATTGATTTCAAAATCTTCTGCACTGGTCTTCTGTAATGGCGAATCTGGGAAAATCTCTGAAAAATTGTATTCGCGAGTATTTATAAGATTCAATAACTCACTATAAAATCCCTTCGCCAATTTTCCAGAGTGACCGCCCATTGCACTGTGACTATTTGGACGCTTACCAGCGACCCATGACAAAAAGAAAATACATATCGTGCTCTTACCCACACGACTTGGCATTGATAAACCATAGAAATCAAGTTTTCTATCCTCTAAGTCTTGAAGGTCATCTACCACCACTTTAAGCGTCTTACGACGAGGAAGGTAAAAGCGTTTTCCAGGATTTCTGTCCTTCTCCATATAAATCAGGTATGATTCAAACAGATATGGGGCCTCAAACAGCATGGTTCTCCAGTATAAATCATCCCAGCGCTGCTCGATGGTCTCTACATACATTGTTGTAGCCCATTTTTTTATGTATCCGGAATATGTCATCACGAAATCCCGGTCGTCAACCGGAAGCTCCGGATTATCTTCCATCGTATATTGGAGTTCACTCAGAAGAACACTGAGCATATCGTATGACGGCGGCTCTGTCAGTTGCCGCTTCAGTTTTTTAATTATTTCCCTGTGTTCCTGGAAATCCATAGAAAAAGAGCCTCCCTCCGTAAACATTTCGTTTATCGGCTCTCGGCTCTTTGGCTCTCGGCTCTAACCATATTTCATTGCTTAATCTTTATCACATTATTTGGCTTTCTCCGGTACTCTCCCACTAATGAATTTACCCTTAATAAGCCATTGGGAGAAATGAAATTTATCACTCCTTCA